AAGAAGGTAAGGGCATGTACACCGTAGCCCTGTCCGCTAAATGCCGGGCTACTAAATGTATGCACCATTTCGCCAGCTCGTACAATATTAGCACCAGCAGTTAGCATGGCGACCATTAAAAGATTGCAGAACATACGTTTATTCATGCGAAAGCCCCGGTTATTATTATTTAACAGGGGCTCTAATATAATTAACTTATAGTATTACGGTGGGGGATCTTCTAGATTAATTCTACGTAGTATTTCTTCGTAAAACGTATCAACTTCACCAGAGAACTTACCCATCAGGTAAGTGATACACTGACGACAATAGTCATAGTGTTTATTCTTATAACCTTCGAGAAATTCCGCATGTAGTTTAGTATATTGTTCTAGTGTGGGCATATCACCGAGACTAATTTTATCAGCAGGGATTAAGCAAAACACTTCCATCGGCGCGCCTGCGACATCAACTGTTTCTAAATCTAATACTGTATACTTTTCACGCAATTTCTCTGCGTTTTCACGACCAAAGATAATTTCCATTATCGTTTCTCCGTTATGCCAGCTTGTTTAAACACATACTGGACTGCTTGTGCTTGACTTACTGCATCTTCCAGAGCATTGTGTAGGCCCGCTTTATTCTTTTCACGTGGGTCACCCAAACTACTTAACAATGTACGACTATCACGAATCTGCCAGAACTGCCACGGACATGGTTTGCCCATACGTCTATATAAGTTCTCTAAAATAACAATATCAAACACAGGACCTTGTGCCCAGATGTTATCACAACCCACTAAGAAACGATTTAAGTTCTGTGTAAACTCTTCGAGACTAATACGATTCTCAGGACTCAATGCTTCTTCTCTGACATCATCTGCTTGGTTGCCCCACCATGCAACGGTGTTTTCATCTACATGACTACCTAACTCAATTTGTTCATCCACATTAATGCGATAGTAGATGCCGTCTGTCATTGGTTCTTGATTGTACGGGCTAAATTTAATAGCACCAAACGTTAAGATAGTTGCTTCTGGGCGAGTTGATAACGTTTCCAAATCGAGCATTATATCCATTATGGGGTGTCCTTTAATAGTTTAATTGTTTCTGCATGTGCTACACGCTTACGTAGGCTTGAACTTGAGAAACTATGATCACGTCCGTTAAACACTAGATCAATGTCGCGCATGAAACATTCTGTTTTGCCTGTGAATTCACTGTGCTCGTATTCTTCACCTAACACACGTACATCAAGTGGTAGAATTAGTAATAAGTCAATTAGGTCTTGTTCTGTTTGATATGTAACAACTTCGTCTACGTAGCGACAAGCGGCTAATTGTATTTGTCGTTCTACAATACTTTGAATAGGTTTATTCTTAGTATCAGGACGATCAATTGTTGGATCTGTTTGTAGGCCACAAATTAGGTAATCACAGTGATTTTTAGCTTCACTCAACATAGCTATATGGCCGGCATGTAGCATGTCAAACGTACTAAAAGTTATACCAATTTTCTTACCTTCTTGCTTGAGTTCTTTAATTTTATTAAAGATCATGCGTCTGGCTCAAGTTTAATTACAAGTGGAAAGCCATTTGCTCTAGCAAGTTGTGTTGCTTCAACACCTTTTTGTTCTGCCATTTCATATGGTAATACGATAACAGTGGCACTACCTTCTTCATGGATAGTCTGTGTAATTTCAATTGCAGTATCAACGGCAATATCAAATACCACACGCAAACTTTCAATAACAAATTCCATGGTTGTTACATTGTCATTGATATAAATGACCTTATACATACTAGGTTCTTTGACTGCTAAGTTTGGAGTTGTTTTAACTTTTGCAATTGACTTGCCCATATTTTCTCTCTTTATTTGTTTTGTTAATGATGGGTGGAGTTTCCTCCACCCTTATTACTATATTACTACTTTTCGAAGGAAATAGCAACCTTTTGTTTAACTGGCTCGGGTATAAATTGTTCCAATTTAACAGTAAGGATACCATTCTTGACGTGTGCCGAGTTGACTTCTACACCCTCTGCTAGCTTAATGCGTTTGACAAAGTCACGTGCCGCAATGCCACGATGAATGTATTCTCCGGCATCTTCTTCTACTACACGATTGGTACCTCGAATAACCAAATCACCGTCTTCAACTTCTACATCTAACTCACTTTCTTGAAAACCAGCTACAGCTAATTCAATAGCGTAGTTAGTTTCATTTAGTTTAATTAAATTAAACGGTGGATAGCCACTGTCTTTACCACGTTGCTCTAAGTGATGCAGTTGTGCAAACAAATCATCGAAGCCAATAGCAAATTTATAGATGCTAGGGATATCAAGGGTTGTGTAAACTTGTTTCATTATTTACTCTCCTTGTTAACTTCTGTAAATTCAGCATCCACAACACCATCTTGTGCATCTGTTGCTGTCTGCTGACCAGGTTCAACTGTTGCCGACTCTTGTGCTTGTTTAGCTTGATAGATTGGTGCTACTGGTTCTGCTAGTTTAGTCATTGCTGTAGTAATTGCTTCTACATCATCACCTTTAATGGCTTCTTCGACTAGGGCAATAGCATCATTGATTGCAGTATGTTGTTCAGCAGTTACCGAGTCACCAGCTTCTTCTACAGTTTTCTTAACATCGTGAACCTGTGCTTCGGCTTGGTTACGTGCATCAACTAATTCACGCAATTTTTTATCCGCATCAGCATTAACTTCTGCATCCTGTACCATTGCATCAATTTCTTCTTCGGTTAGACCTGAGTTAGCTTTGATAGTAATCTTGTTTTCTTTGCCGGTTGCTTTGTCTTTGGCACTTACTTTTAAGATACCATTAGCATCAATGTCTAGAGTAATTTCAATTTGTGGTTGACCACGACGTTGCGGTTCGATGCCTTCCAAATTAAACTGCCCAAGTACTTTGTTGTCTTTGACAAACTCACGCTCACCCTGTGCTACCATAACAGTAACCGCTGGTTGATTGTCTTCTGCTGTTGAGAACACTTGACTTGCTTTAGTTGGGATGGTTGTATTTTTCTTAATCAACTTGGTCATAATACCACCCATTGTTTCAATACCCAATGATAGTGGAGTTACGTCAAGCAACAATACATCAGTTTTGTCGCCACCTAATACTGCACCTTGGATAGCTGCACCAACTGCTACAGCTTCGTCTGGGTTAACGTCTTTACGTGGAGCTTTACCAAAGAATGCTTCAACAGCTTCTTGTACTTTAGGCATACGTGTTTGACCGCCGACTAGGATAACATCATCGATGTCGCTGACTGAAATACCAGAGTCTTTAACTGCAATTTTACATGGGTCAATTGAACGTTTAATTAAATCTTCAACTAAACTTTCAAACTTAGCACGTGTTAGTTTAACTGACAAGTGTTTAGGACCAGTAGCATCAGCAGTGATGTAAGGTAAGTTTACATCTGTCTGCGTTGAACTTGACAATTCAATCTTAGCCTTTTCAGCTGATTCTTTAAGGCGTTGTAAGGCAAGCATGTCTTGTTTCAAGTCAATGCCGGACTCTTTCTTAAACTCATCAACTAAGTATTCCATTACACGTTGGTCAAAGTCTTCACCACCTAAGAATGTATCACCGTTAGTTGACAATACTTCAAATTGTTTTTCACCGTCGATATCACTGATTTCAATGATACTAATATCAAATGTACCACCACCTAGGTCGTACACAGCAATCTTACGGTCTTTTTTATCGCCCTTATCACAACCAAATGCTAGTGCTGCCGCAGTTGGTTCATTGATAATACGCAATACTTCTAGACCCGCAATACGACCAGCATCTTTAGTTGCTTGACGTTGACTATCGTTGAAGTAGGCTGGCACTGTGATAACTGCTTGAGTTACTTCATAACCTAAATAGTCCTCTGCTGTCAATTTCATTTTGCGCAATACTTCTGCTGAAATTTGTGGAGGTGCTAGTTTGTTGCCATTTACTTCTACCCACGCATCACCATTCTCATTTTTAACAATGGTATAGGGCATTAGGTCAATGTCTTTTTGTACTGCTGGTTCGTCAAACTTACGACCAATAAGTCGTTTGCTGGCGTAGATTGTGTTCTTTGGATTGGTAACTGCTTGACGTTTAGCACTAGCACCTACAATAATCTCATCGCCGTAGGCAACGATACTTGGTGTAGTACGAGCACCTTCGTTATTTTCAATTACACGTGATTTGTTGTTTTCTAGAATTGCGACGCAACTATTTGTAGTTCCAAGGTCTATGCCCAGAACAGGTGATTTTCTTGTCATATATTTCTCCTTTAAGTTAAGCAAGAATAAATTAATTACGAACCCTATTATAGGCATTCGTATTACTATTTATCATTAAAGTATAACACTTCTTTATTTTTTTGTCAACAATTTTTGCCACTTTTCTCTATTATAATTAGTTTTGCCGTGGCAGGCTTTACATAACGGAATAAGATTTTCTAATAGATTATTTGTTTTATTGTAATCTATATGATGTATATCTAATTCTTCTGTTACAGTATTACATAGTTGACAAGTCAGATTATGTGCTTCTTTAATTTTATATTTTAATTCTTTATTAAATTCTAAACCGTATTCGCCATTGGATATTCCGCCCAGCCAATTTGGATGATTTTCTTTCTTGGGTGTATTTTGTGTTTGCTTTTCTTTTTGCTCAGGTGTATATGCCCATTTGCCTTGTTTGGTTTCTCTGAGATGTTGTTTGGTTTCTTCGGAATGAGTGTGTCCGAAAAATCCATTATTTTCGCCAAGCCTGGCTTGGGGATTTTCTGCCAGATATTGCGTTAAACTTTTACTAATTTTTTCAGCAACACCGGGAAAAGTCGAAGGATTATTAGTAGATGATAACTCACTCATCTTTTTCCTAAATTCAGCAGCAAATTCTTCACCTACTCGTTGTTCCCACGAGATTGATTTTTGCCAATATTTGTGACATTCACGAGAACAGGCGAGTTTTCGCCTGTCTGTTGTCACAGGAAGATTGTAATCTTCACTGTTTTTATCGCCTATCATTCTTATTGGGAAGTGATTATTACATTGGGGATTAATACATTTTTTATTTTGAATGTATGTATATTTTCTATCGAAGTTAAACTTAGCCATATATTTTTCCTGGTGCTAAGTTTATTTATTAGTTCTAAGTCAATACCTATTATTCTTAATAAAGTTTTGCTGGAAGCATTTGACTGGATAATTTCTTTTTCCAACGTTGTTTAGCCGCAGCCGCTTTGCGTTTGCGTTTAAGTGTTGGTTTTTCATAAGACTCACGAGCACGTAGATCTAATATTAATCCACTGTCCTGTATGTTCTTTTTGAATTTGCGCATTGCCTGTTCTACGTTATCATTTTTAACGTAAACTGTATTACCTCTTACCATTGAATCGTGTTGTGCCATTGATTACTATCTTCCTTATTGAAATGTATTTATATGCGTTGTTATTGAGGGTTATTTTTAATATACTGTTGAATTTGTTCTTGCTCTGCCGGTGTAAGTAGATCTACATCATACTCGCCAGATGCTATTTTATTAGTTAGATGTTTAATGTATTCTACATCATATGAATATACATCTGTAGTAGTTTTATCTACTTCGATCCATTTGATATCATTCCATTTGTACAATTTACTTGGCAAATAATCAACTCTCAGGTACAAATCTCCCTTGGTTGGATTTTTTGGAAAGGTTGTACCAAAGCCAGCACTTACACTATTGCCATCAAGTTCAGCATTGATACTTAAATCTGGTACTACTACCTGCTGTTGAGGTTGTGGATAATATGTAGCAATCGGATTACCCAGATGGTCTGTTAAGGTTACTGGATCAACTGCTTTAATTTTTTCTAATTCTACATGTTTAGCATCGTGCTCTGCTTGTAGTACATCTAACTTAGCCTGCATTTCTGCAATTAAACTAATAGCATTGTCTAAGTCTTGTTTACTAGTGTCTGTATCAATAGCCTCTTGAGCCCACATTTCTTCACCTTCTGGTATAGGAATGTCTAAAGGATCTTCGTCAACTGGTTGTTGTTTAGGTACCAGTCCTTCATCTGAAGTACGTTCGGGCCAAACCCACGGAGTATGCAAATATGTTTGTGTGCTAGCATAATTATCAGGTAAACGACCATCGTTGTCGTCAATTGACTTAGCTAGTTCCTTGCCATCATCAAAGAACTTTTGCATTGCAATGTAATCGTCAACATCAGCTTCTTGCTTAATTTTTTCGTATTGTTCGTCGGTAAGCTGACCATCATCTAGTTCGTATTCATCTTCTTTCTTACGCTTGTCTTCTCTAGCCCACATAAGAGTTTGTTCTGCGGCTAGAATAAGGATAAGTGCCAATGGGTCAAATACAAATACTAGTAGGATAATTACCCAACGTACAGCACGTTCTAGTAAGTTGGCATCTGGATTATCACCGTAGATAAGTGCGGCTATGTATTTGATTGGACCTACTTCTGCTTCAATTTTACGATTCTGCGCGGCTAGAGGAGCACGTTCTGCTTGCAGTGCTGATATATTCTTTTGTGCAGTTGAGATGTCTGCTTGTAATGATTTACGTTCTTTAGCTTGATTCTTACGTATTTGTACAGCACGGTTAGCACCCCGGTCGTCTGTGGTGCGACCCAACATTTGGTCTACCTGCGCATCCATTTGTTGTAGGGCTCGTTTGTTTACGCTGATATTATCCTGTTCTGTTTTAATCTTTTCATCTAAGATCTGCACCTGGGCGGCACTGTCGCCTACCGTAATGTTTTGATCCATGTGTGCCTTAGATAAGAAACCAAAGATACCCATGCTGGTAATCAGCATCAGCACTAAAATGGCAGGAACAAGATAAAGTTTAAACTGTATGTTAGCACGATGCCAAAATTTGTGTAGCCACACAGTAGCGGCAATTTTACCTACTTCTAGTACAGCACCCATAATGATAATAGGCACTACAGCCGCGGCAAAAATAGCTGTTAGTCCAGCTATGGAATAGTATGCGGCCACGGCTGAAATACTTAAAGCCACCGCTAAGATGAATAATCCAAATAACATAGTTAATTATTTATTGAGTTGTAACTGATAGTTTAACATGGTAGTTTATAATAGTCAAGAGTTTTGGTTAAGTGTTGATATTATCTTATGTAATCTCTTGCCAGCCTATTTGCGCTAGCACGTCTGCGTTGTTTGATGTTGCTGCCATGGCCAGTGTGACTATATCGCTAACTCCTGCTAGTGTTCTGCCTAATTGGAAGGCAAAAGCATCTGCTCCTAACTCTGATAATTCTCTACTGCTGACATAGCCAGCCTGTAGTTCTATTCCACCCGATATAGCAGTTGCGGCTGTGTCATATTCAACAGTTCCCGAAGTACTGGTTCCGGCCCAATTAGCACCAGTTAAGGTAGGGTTCAACACTAATTTCCAACGATAGTAGTTTACAGTGGGACTAAGCACATCGACCTGTCTCGGCAACACAATAGCATCTAATCTCGTGCTATCCAATCTAATACTGACTACAGGATAATATGTTTCTGCTGTTGCCAATCTTAATATCGAAGTACCTCGTCCTGCGGTTTCGCTGTAGGTAAAGGCATTGTATCCCCCTTCACTGATAACTGTAGAACAGATTTGACGCATCATACTCGTTCCAACAGTGGCTGCTGTATTTGTTATCTCATACCGTACAGGCAATGTTGCAGTAGTCATATATGTAGTAGTATTGCCTATAATGTTAGCATGATGAAACGTATGACACAGCACGTAAGCACCATTAATAACAAATCCGCAACGAACAGACCCCACACCCAACCATTCTACATCTATCCAAAAAATCTGTGTTCTGTCTACATTTAATGCGGCAAATGGATTGTCCCACGCATCTTGTCTTACTCTATCCTCAACCAACGCACCGCTACTATAACTTCTTATTACTAGATAGTTATAGGTTCCGTCGTTTTCAAAGTATACACCGTTATTGGTAGTAAAATATCCCACACGCTGACGTAGATTAGTTTTAGGTGTGTTCATGCAGAAAGTTGTTAAAACTAACAGGCTCTTACCTGGTTGATAAGGAAACACTCGTTTTGTTTCTCTTATAACGCTAGAACCATTAGCGGCAGTTACATTCAATTGAAACGTGGAACTATTGGTGTCATAAACTACTGTTCCGCCAGTGGCATTAACGTTACTGAAGTCATTATGATCGTAGTATCTTGCTCTACTGTCAAACAATGTGTACGGTTGGCTAGTACGCAGTCTGCCAAAGGCATCTGTTGATCCTGTGCCTAGTGTTACTGTACTAGTTCCGGTTATAGTGGCAGTTAAATTGCCAGTTACTGGGAATGGATTAGTGTTACTTACTATATTACCATTGGTGTTTAGTATACCGATGTTACCTGACACTGTGGCAGAAAGTGGATTGACGTTTACGTTTGATGTAATACCAGTAACTGAAATTGGATTGACGTTTACGTTACCTTGAATACGGACAGGTAAACTAGTATTACCTATATCAATATTACCAATGCTGGTAATTCCAACACTACCATTCACAGTCCACGGATTAGTACCTTGTAGAACAGTTACATTGCTTATTATGCTGACGTTGCCGCCGATGGGCATATAATTAATGCCTAATGCTAATAGGTTGCCGCTGGTACCAATTTCTGTAATATGTGTATGTACCGGATCGTCTGGACTTGATGCTACGTTTACTGTAGTTGGTATTGATATATTACCAATAATCTGTATACTATTGCTACCTAAGGTTACTGGAAATGGATTTGCCAAACTTACTATGTTACCGTTGGTGTTGGTTACTGTAATAGGCAACGGATTGCCAATATCGTTGCTTACTTCTACATTACTCGAAAACAAATATGTCATTAGATTATTCTCCACCCATCACGGTATATCATATGGATGGCTCCATTGTCCATAGCTAGGACAGCACCACCTGGATCATTGTCAACATTGCCAGCAAGTATAATATGATTTACACTGGCTAATCCACTTTCATCTTTAATTACAACTTTATCACCATTGGTGCTTACCGGTAGAGTAATAGTACAGGTACCAGCATAGTTGACGCCAACGTAATAGTCATCTTGTATAACTGTATAACTAGCTGTGGTGATTAGTTTGGTATTGTATCCAAGACCAGCACCACCGCCTCCGCCAATTAATCTACCACCTGGTGTTGTTCCATCACCGATGTAAAAGGCATTACGATGTTCGTCATACCAAATACGGTCAAGTTGACCTATACGGGTATTGCCATCTTCAAAATTTCGTCTTTGGGTAAATAAATCTTGGGTAAAGGACACGGATTACTCCTTATCCTTCAAACGGTTCGTCTTCGTCTGGAGTAGTAATTGACGCTATACCTGCGTTACGTTTGATAATAGTAAGCTCATCGGGTGTGCCGTCATTGGATTGATCATAGACATTATCCAAACCGTGTGCTTTTTTGTGCAGTTCTATTTTTTGTTGTAGTGGCGGAACCATAACTCCCAATTCATTATCAGCCACAGGAGTTTCTGTAGATTGGTCTTGTGCAGTATCACCATTATTGATGTTTACTACCACTGGTTGCTGTTGAGCTTCATGCTCTTCTGCATCTAATAAATTAAGTATATTGCGTAATATTTCTGCTGTTTTCATAATATGTATTTATCTATTCCCATGCGGATGCTGGTAGTTGGTTGAATTAGGTAGTTGAACGCCCATAATATATTAAGGTACCGCTGGATAATTGGTTGTCTTAACGTATGCGGCTGTTATCTTAGTGCCTTTGTAATTGCCAGTCCATGTGGCTTGCCAAGGCCACTGACCCTCGGTACCGCCAGTAGCAATTAGGCCTATTGTAGTATTTTCATAAAGCCAAGTACCGTCAAACCTTACTGTTTCGTCACCGTAAGTATATGTTTCTCTACCGTAGGGCAAGTATCCAATCGGAGCCATCTTGCGCCAACTTTGGCCACCAACAAATCCCGACTCTGGAACTCCGGGAGTATTGTAGAAAGGACCATCCATCAACACCCAAGCAGTGGCATCAGGTTCCGCGGCATTGGCTGGATCGTCTGTACCAATTCCTGTCCAAGGACGACCAGTAACTAACCCACCTGCATTGGGATTATCAATAATAACATTCCCGTTATATTGTGTTGGCAATAAGGTTAGATCGTAAGTAGCACGAGGATTGCCGTCGGCAGCACGATCAGTTGCTGCCAAATCTAATTTAGCCTTCTGGCGTAGTTCTTTGGTTAGTAAAGTTGATATTCCGTTTGCTGACATAACTATTCTCTTTAGTGTATTTAGTTAATCTTATGCTGTACAGCTAGCTTTTACTCCGCCAGCTTGTTCGGTTATAGTCACTGCCCCGTGTTGGCCGACTGCCTGTACAGCAATTCGACTGCACTTAACAGGAAAGCGCATTTGTCTACTTTCGCCGGCACGTAATAATGCGCACTTGTTAGGATCAACTACAGGATTTTCACCTACTACAAAATAAATCGATACTGATGAATACAGTATAATAACTCCCTTCTTAAGTACAGGGCTCTGTTGACTTGTGTTGGTAGCAGTTAGTGAGTATGATGCCATTATTGATTCCTAATATAATATTTATAGCCAAAATAAAAGGCTCCGAAGAGCCTTTGGTTAGTTGATACTAGGTTTAAATATTGCGCACAGTGTATTCTGAAATCTTACGCTCAATCATGCTGGGAATATTCAGCGCAGGCCATTCAAGTTCAAACGGACAAGGCGCATCACCCCAGGAGCCAGTTGTGATAAACTGTTTGTATACTGCCAAGTCTGCTTTCTTAGTTGGGTCAAATTTGCGTTTTACAAAAGCATTTTGCATCGAATAAAGTGTATTAACCATTGCTTGTTCCATTGTGTTAGTGTTTAACATAGTATACAGTCCTTTTTGTAGTAAGTCAATATGTTTCTTTGGTAATGTAAAATTCAGTAGTAGGATACTTTTCTTTAAATTCGTCAGTAGCAACGTATTGATTTAACCCAGTCATATTAAAGAATTGTTTATGGAATGCTGTCTTGTGTGTTTCTTTAACTGATACTGTTAGGTATACCGAAGTTGCTTTGCCTGCCATTTTATTGCTCCTTGTTATCGCGTTCGCGTAAAATTACTAAAATAGCCTGTGACATCATTTCTAATTCAACATTATTAAACTCAAACTCTTCCAGCCAATTGATGCAGTTGGTAATAGCAGTGTCCTCACCTTGAATTGCGATATCAGCATCAAAGATTGCCTGACTGATATTATTAGTAATAATCATATCGTCAATGTTCATTATACTGCCTCCAACATACTAGCTGGAACACGATACGCACCTAGTGGAGTATCTACAACAATATTTTTAATAGCAAGTTTGCGCACTGTGCCTGTAATTGTTTGGCCACTACGTGAGCTAGCAAAACGAACTTTGTCGCCAACAGACAAGCTACGTTTAGTTGCTTTGCCTAAGTTCAAACGAGCATACTTAATAGCATCAATAATGCTGGCTAATTCTTCGTTGGTAAAAGTACCTTGAATTAAAGCAGTAGTAATTTGTTTAGCGTTCATTTATTGCTCCTGTGTTGTTAGTGTATGTATAGCATTATACAGTCATTTTACCAAAAAGTCAACCAAAAAGTGCCAATTCCTGCAATACTTCATCAAATTCTTTAGCATAACTGTATGGTAGACCTAACTTGTAACAGATATAATCACCACCGTACATTTTATCCGAGTCTGTAAGAGTCAAACCTTCAACAATCCATCTAATAGATTGTTTACGTGAGTTACTAATTGACTCCAATGAAACAACATGCTTTTCAAAGCTATCAATTGCTAATTGTTCACGGGTTTGTTCTTCAACGATAGCAACATCAAGTTCACTTAATAAACGTTCCCAAATCGACTGTTTACCGGCCGCATCAATGTTGGTCCACTCTTCCCAAAAGTATTCATCTGGGCGTGAACCACGAGCATCTTTGTGTAGGTCGCTAACTAAGTTTTCATCAAATGTGTATGTCATTGTGTGCTCCATTGCTTTAGTGTATAAGTGCTATTATACAGTCATTGGACCAAAAAGTCAACCAAAATATTCCATTGACTTTTGAGTTATAAGAGTATATAATAACAGTATGAAAATCCTATTAGAACAAGATGGTGGACACCTAGTGATGTATATAGCACATGAGCCTAATCAGTTTGAACTGAAGTGGGACGTTATTGTCACGGATATGGCCAAAGAACTTGATGGGCGCCAGGGTGTAAAGCGTATGAGCTACGATACATGGCACTGGGATCTGCGTCGGCGACAAGAAGCAGAAGAATACATAACTTATTTTTATCTAAAGCACGAATAATGTACACACGCATACAATTATCTAGACAGCAACATGCAGTTGACAGTGACCTGACTCAACTTGCAGAATATAAATGGTGTGTTGACACATTTAAATTACCCAGTGATCTGCGTGAGTGGTACGCTAATAGTAGATGGAGTACAATTGAATTTAATTTTAGAGATCCTATGCAGGCTACAATGTTTGCTTTGAGGTGGGCATGATAGATATAAATTCAAAAACATATTGTCCATTGATTTTTCATGGTGTCTACGTTGAGAGAACTCGCGATGAGTATTATCAACTATCTCCGTGCTGTATTGCTACAAAAGATAAGGTATCAAATCAACCTATTGATTTTATACAAAATGAACATCTTAATTTAATTAGAGATTTATCACTTAGTGGACAACGTGCTCCACAATGTCAAAGTTGTTGGACTCTTGAAGATATAGGTGGCGAAAGTAAACGACAAGTAGCTATAGATTATTATAGAAATAATCAAATTGACCAAACCCCCGATGTTCCTAAATTAATAAGTTTAGAATATAATACATTACCAATATGCAATGCCAAATGTATTATTTGTGGACCACATTTTTCTAGTGCATGGATTCACGATGCACGATTATTAGAATTCGATAGTATAGAAACAATTATCGATATAGATAAACAACAGAATCAACTTACTGGGTTAGAATTAGCCCATATTAAAAACATTTACTTCAATGGCGGAGAGCCGCTTTTAACAAATGACCATGTTTCTGTATTAACACAATTACAAAATATCAATGAAGTAACTATATCATACAATACAAACGGATCTTGCTATCCTACCAATGATGTGTTACAATTATGGAGTACTGCCAAAGAAGTTACGTTGTCATTTAGTATCGATGGTATAAACGAACAGTTTGAATATATTAGAAATCCGTTAGTATGGGAACAAGTAAGTAATAATATTATCAAATTGAATAATTGTTTACCTAATCTTAAAATTAATGTAGCCTACACCGTTGGTCTTCATAATATCTTTGGCCTGCGCGAATGTATTGATTGGTGTAGTATTAATATAGCTAATTTTGATGTCGCTACACAATTCCACGTACATACAGTAAATGGAGAATTAGATATTAAATATGCCGGTGCACATTTAAGACAATCATATCTAGATGAGCTAGCATTACTTAACACTGATAAATTTTACTGGGTCACATCATTGAGAAATTATGTTTCATCTAAGATAGAACCAAACAACGACTGGATGGATTATCTAGCCAGTCTTGATAAAATTAGAAATACAAATTGGGAAACTACATTTGTAGAATTATATAAGAACAGTTTAAATGATAGATAATTTACATAATATTTGGGGAGTGGCGAAGTACGCAACTCAACCGCAGTTTACCTGCTACGAATCAGTGCAGGATAAATTAGACACCTATACAAAAGAACAGTATCTTAAAGATCCAGAAGCAACGGTACAGCAGGTGTTTGACATCTATCGTAGCATTAACATTACGCCGATTGTTTATTACACAGAAGAAGGATTAATAGCTGCTATTAAAGATTTGTCTGAGACTGTTACAAATAGTGTTAAGAATAATGTTATCAACTTAGGCAACAATCAAGGACAGGGTATTAATAGATTCTTGTTCCCAAATATGATGACTGCTGAACCCAAAGGTCGTGGCAGTAATAGTCTTAAAGATCGTTTCTTAAATGATGCAAAATTACGTCGTGCTATCAATTTATGCTTTGAATACAGAGAAGGTAACAATCTAGTTAGCCCAACTGCACTGCGTCGTGCTTTGGAGTTAGTCACAGGTGAGAATGTACAGAACTTTAAGAGTCTAAATGCACGTGCTATCGTAGAACACTTATGCCCTGTACTATGGGGCAATGTCTATGACTACAGTGCGGGCTATGGCGGACGCATGCTGGGTATAACAACTAGTAACATGCGTTATAACTACCAATGTATTGACCCTAACACAGAAACAGTCAAGCACTTAACATACCTGAGCGAGTTAATAGAACAGGCAGTTGGTAACAGGGGTTTGATCACACAGGCAGTTAGTGAAGAATATGAACCTGAGGATATTGACTTAGCATTTAGTAGTCCACCATACTTTAACTTAGAGAAGTATAGTGATGAACCAACACAGTGCATGGTTCGTTATACCACATTAGATGAATGGTTTGAGGGCTATGTTGTGCCTACTATGAAAAATATACACAAAGGCCTAAACAGTGATGGTGTATTTGCTACCAACATTGCAGACTACAAGTCATATGGTAATAAAGAATACTTTGTATGCGAACGTTGGATTGCTACTGCTGAGAAGTTAGGCTTTAAACATTCAGGTACGATTAAGATGATGCTTAATACTCGCCCAGGGGTAGGAAACGATAAGACTGCTGGGCGTGAAAAGTTTGAGGGCGTCTACGTTTTTACTAAATGAAGATTAGCATAAGACATTTAAGTTACGGAAATATTCAAGACCGGGTTACATGGTTAGAACAAAACGTAGGAGAACGTAAGTATGTTCTGCATAACCAAACAGGTGGATATGGATGGTGGTATTTCAATAATGATAGAATTATCGAAATTGAAGATGAACAGTGGGCTACAATGTTTTTATTAAAGTTTGGCGGATAGATGAAAATAACCATGCAGGAGTTTGAGAAATTTGAACAAGAGTTCATATTTGACTTAATTAAAAATCCACACTATCGTCTCGGGCAGGCAGTTATTAACACCTATCCTAAGATCAGTCGTAGTATGGAAGATGATGGTGACCTTGGTTATATGCAATGGCAAGAATTGTGGGAGTGTAAAGATCGTAAACGTGTATTAGAGATAATCGATCGGTATATTATTAAATGAGTTTACTAGACGGTGCTAACGGACGTAGGTTTATAGCCTCGGGTCCGTTTGATGATGAAATGCCATGGCACTATCTTGTTATTGCTGATATTAGTTATTGGCTAAAGCATGAACCAGAAATCTACACATGGATGGATGATAACTTGCCCAGGGGCAGATTACATCAACAGGGCATGACTTTGGAATTCGAAACTGATGAACAATTAACTTTATTTGTATTGAGATGGGCATGAGAACTGTACCGGCAGAACGTCATAAAGTAAAACGAATCCTGCAGGAAGAAGGGTGGACTGTAATTGAAATCACCAGACCTCGACCCAGTCAACTTGATTTATTTCCTCAAGGTGTTATTCCATTGACCACTTGGTGTGAACAACATATAGGTACAGGTCAAATTGAGCCCGGTGAAAGATGGTTAGACAATAGCGATGTTTGGTATATGTTTGAGTGGTACGGCTTTTGGAGTTTTCATTTCAAGCATGGTCGAGATGCCACTGCATTTGCATTAAGGTTTGCAAAATAATGGCTAAAACCCTAGCAATTAATAATTGGCAATGGCTAAAACTAAAAGCTAAGATTGTAGAAGATTACGGTCAGGCTACAGTATTGATCAGCTGGCGACTAAGAGATACTCTAGGTTTTACTATACGTGAGCATAGAGATTATGCTAACGAAAGCGGGTGGGATAATAGTATACGTTTAGACTTTTGGGATGATCAATTACAGACTATGTTTTTGTTGAAGTATAGTGACTATCTAGCCGCCGAATTTTAATGGAGCTATGCCCTGTGCCATCATTAAAGATTTGTTTTTACCTTCTGCTAGACTTGCTACAATAGCATCGCCACCAGTAGTATCGGGATTTACCATGTTTTTAAGTGTATCGGTAATTCCGGATCCAGACGTATCAGCACCTATTTTATGTAGGCTTGTAGCAAAGCTCATTGAACTTCCTAGACTTGGTAATGGCGGTGCAGATAAATCAATTCCTATATTAGTAAATGCAGATGATGTTTGTGTTATTGATGTATTAAGTGCCGCAATAGAATTAGCATCTATACTTGCGCTATTAAATGCATCGATAGCTGGACCGCCTGATACATGTTGCATAAAATCTGTCATACTTGGTACACTGCCTGTTATTGGTAATCCACCCGATACCATCGAATTAATGTTAGATGACATACCGCTCATTAATCCACTCAGTGACGGTGCCGATGCTTCTAAGTTAGGAACAGATGGTATTTCAATAGCACTACACATACCTGCCGCAGCTGCCGGGCTTGAGAATTTTGCACCCATATCGCTAAACTTGCTGGCCATTGCGCTCATGTCAGGTAAATTAGCCGCAGTTAAACCGGAACCAGATGGTGCTAGTTTACTTAGATCAGTTAGATCTTTAAGATTTGCAATAGATCCACCCGGGCTAATGTTCAGTTGTTCAGTAACAGTAGATATAACTTTAGGATCAGTGATAGAACCCATGATTTTATCAACCTGCGCTGTGTGTTCAGGCATACTTAAATCTAAGCCGGCACCAGCAATTGCACCATTTATTCCACTGGCGTTGCCTAATTTTACACTGTTTAATTTATCAATAAGTCCAGCTGATGTACCAAACTTCGACATATCCTTTAAATCAAATGCTGGTCCAGCAGCAGTAAATGCTTTTGACACATTGCCTAAATCACCAAGTGCGCCATCTAATCCCTGGGTAGTCATCGAACTCATGTTAGTAATGCCGGTGCCGTAATCACTAAATGATGTATTTGATATAAAATCAGTTGCTTTTTTTAATTCTTGTGAGTCGGCAATGTGTCCCTGCGTTTGATTTAATACTTGACCAAATGCCGCATGATTAGGTGTTGAGCCAAACCCCATGCCGGTGTGCAACGATGTTAAATTTGTAAGTGCGGTGTTTGCCTCAATATGAAACGGATGTAATATATTGCCTGCAATCGGTGTTAATTTATTCACTACGTCAGTTACACTTTGAGGAAGTTTCAATGCCGTACCGTTGTGAATCCCAACCATGGCAGTAATGGTACTAGGAGTAAGTGCTCCGGCAGCGGTGGCCAGAGAAACTTTCATGTTCTCTGCTATAACTGTGCCTGCTTTTGCAGTTACTAAACTAATATCATGTTCTGCCATGCTTGTTCCTAAGTTATAATTTTGATAAATCTAACGATAATATATCGTTGCCTGCTGCTACAAATTCCCAATTATTATAAAATTTAGGCCAGCCGGCAATTTTAGGATCAGGTAAATTACAAATACACGTAGCCAATGCTACAGTAGGATCATTATGATCATATTCGTCATAATGATCCTGCATATATACAACTAATGTTCTTTTATGATTATCAAGGAAATTAAAAATTTTTAATTCGTTGGCAGTTGGATGAATTAATCTACGATCCCAGTCAGTTATTTCTAAATTAGACTCTGACTGTGATTTTTCCATAAACAAAATATAAGTTGATTGTTCTGGATCAAATACAAAACTAGTTGTTTCTGTCTCCGACATGCCTAATCCTAAGTTATAATACCACCAGCACCAGCTGGTTCAATACCCGTTGTTGTTTGTATATAGTGGTTTACTAATGCTCCACTTGTTTGTGCATGTAGCATAACATGACGTCTATCAATGTGTATACTCTTATTTAACTCAGATGTAAATAGGCTCTGCATCAAGCCAATACCCTGTGGGCTTGGCACTACAATCATTGGTTTAGATACAATGAATTCATCGGCAGTTTCTTCTAATACCTTAGCAATAACTTCATCACCATTTACTAATTTAAATGATACTAGTGTATCCTTGTCGTACTTATTAGTTACTAGCACTTGTTTCCCCTAACATTTCATTTAATTGTTCGTTGGTTAATTTTTGTAGACCTTGATAGCCACCCGATACAAACAGTTTACCATCACGATAAATCTGCGGTACTGTACGATGACCTTGACTCATAATAAACTCGCGTGCGTCTAAATCCTCATCAACTCTAATTACTTCAAACGCAATTTTTTTCATTGTTAATAAATTCTTTGCCTGCTCGCAGAATGGGCAGGAATCTTTTGAATACACAGTTAACATATTGGCTCCTTTTATTATTATAGTGTCGGTAAATCGTCGTAGTTCATCTCATCGCCCATTACACCGATTACATAGTTAGTGCTTTCGTTTTCTTGTAAGGCCGTTTGTTTTTTGCTAGTATCGCTGTGCTTGTTAAACCAAGGAATGGGTGTTGATTTAGGTGCAGGGCTAGTGTAACGTATGCCGATTTGTTTTAGTGCATCTACGGCTGTATAATCAACAAAATCCTTCAAAATATTAGCGTTTAAGCCAATAACTGGGCCCATTTTGAACAAATAATCAGCCCATGCTTTCTCTTCACGAATAACATCTAGATACATTTGATATACCTCATCTTCACATTCTGCTTTAATAGCTGCAAAGCGTGGATCTTCTTTAATCACTTGATTGATTAAAAACGCTGTCCATTCTTTGTGTAGTAATTCGTCTTGTAAAATTAAACTAATAATGTTACCATTACCAATAAAGATACGATTTTCTACCATAGCTAAACTTGTAGCAAAGCTAACCATAAAGCGAAATGCTTCCAAGCCATAAGATGCGTGTAGTGCTAACCAAATTGCTTTAATGTGATCTGTTTCACTAACTTTCATGCCAAGTTCAACTTGACAGTTAATTACGTGTAACTTATCGTAGTAGTTGCCGATTGTACTTGCCATGCTAACAATTTCTGCTGTATCGTGAATAGTATTAAAGATATCTTTTGGTACGTTGTAAATGTTACGAATGATGTGACTGTACGATTTACTGTGAATGTTAGTTTCAAAGAATGACCAGTTACTAATCAATGCTTCTAATTCAGGTAAACTAACCACTGGGCCAAACACCTGATTAGGTGCGCGACCCTGTAAACTATCTAAGGCTGTTTGGCGTAACAAGTTACTAGTAAAGATATGCTTAACAGCATCACTAGCACCCTTAAAGTCGCTAGCATCTTTGCTCAAACTAACTTCTTCTGGTTGCCAAAAGAACCCACGTGCTGTAGCTTCAAAGTCTGCAATCTTGTTATACTTAACTTCTTCGAAACGTTGTACTGTTACTGGTCCCGCTGGGTCAAGGAACATCTTACGTTGTAGATAGTTTGTTTGTTTTGCTAAATTGTATTGTGCTAGTGACATATTATTTCTTCTTTAATTGTTCGAATAATTCGTGTAAAGGGTATCCTGCATTACGTTTAAGTTCCATTAATCCAATAGCATGCCGAGTTCCTACATACTGCTCCTTAGATTCCGACAATACGAATACATATCGACTGTGATTGTGATCGCCGAGATATTTAGACAATTCATCCGATGACATAACTGGGTTCAATACATATTGTGATGCTTGTGTATCATATACAGATATGTGATTTCCCTGATTAGCTATTCTTGTCCATAACTTTACTGCATCAGCAGATAACATACTATCACTAGCAAAAACTAAATTTAAATTTGAAAGATCCTGTTTAATAAGCAGATACAAATCACTAGCATAAGGTGATACTTTAGATGCAATTGCTGGATTTTTCGAGGTCAATGTAACTTTACAAAAATTGCCATTTACTTCGGTGTCGACAATAATAGCGACACTAGCAGCATCTGCGGTTCCTATCCAATATGTTAATTGGTTTTCAGATGTTAGTTTATAAACATTATTACCAAGTTGTTCTGGCTCTATTCCATCAGATAGTAGTTCTGTTAACATTTGATGTTGTGCTTCAAATGCATTATTAGCAGGAACAACCCACGGCATTTCTGTCAAAAATGTTCTATAAAAAATCTCGTAGTTGTCCATTATAATTTACACCCTTCACAATCTTCTTCATCATCAAAATCAATCTCTGCCATCTCCGGCACATCTTCTGCAACCATCTTACTACCTTGTTTATTAATTAAGCTATAATAGAAGGTCTTTAGACCCCATATATGTGCTTGCATTAAGTTCTTAGCAATTAATGTAGTTGGTACTTTTCTATCTGCAAAGTGCGCCGGATTGTAAAAAGTATTTGTACTAATTGATTGATCAACATAAGCCGCTAGTACTGCTGCAGTTTTTAAGTATGCATCACAATCTTTCTGTTCCCACATTAATTGATATTTATTTTTCAATTTATGATATTCTGGAACTACTTGCGTAAAGCTACCAGCTTTTGATTCTTTAACTGAAATTAAACTCATAGGCATTTCAATACCATTAGTTGAGTTAATAACAACTGAACTTGATTCAACTGGTGCAATAGCCATTAAGGTAGCATTACGCACACCATATGATCTCATGTCACTGCGTAACTGTTCCCAATCAAGTTCACGAGTAGGAGTAAAGTCAGCAAGTTCATTAACACCAGCGGCACGATTCTCCCACGGAAACTGTCCTTGACCGTAACGTGTTTTTGCTGAATCTAAACACGGGCCACGCTCTCGAGCTAGTTCAACTGTAGCTTCTGTTAAGTAGAATGCTTGATGTTCCATCCAACTTTTAACTTCTTGTAGTGCATCGCTATCACCGTACTGTAGGCTACGTTTAGCATGCCAGTAGGCCAAGTTAGTAATACCAATGCCCAATGGTTGTAGTTCATCGTTTGACAATTGGCTTTGTATACTTAAGAAATCTTGATAGTCTAAGATGTTACATAAGCTACGTTGTAGGATGCGACAGGCACGTCGCATGTCCTCTGGATTGCGGAAAGCACCCCAATTTATACTACCAAGTGTACACAGGGCAATGCGACCAGTTGGATCATCTAAGCGTTTGAATGGCTTAGTGGGTAGTAAAATCTCGCAACACAGATTACTTTGATAGATGGTATGATATTCTGGATCAAATGGTCCTTGCTTCATAACGTTATCAATAAACACTAGATAGATACGTCCTGTATCTGTACGTTCTTTTAAAATGCCGCCTTTGAATACTTCTTCAGCTGACATTGTTTTCTTACGTAGATTTTTTTGTTTCTCGTACTTAACATAAAGTTCTTCAAACAATTCAGTGTTACTGTAGAAGGCTTCGTATAAGTCAGGTACTTCATTAGGATCAAAGAATGTAATCATTTCTTTGTTTTTAAATCTGCGCCAGAAGAAGCTAGATAATACTACGCCATAGTCCATATGACGGACACGTGTTTCATCTGTACCTTGATTATTTTTAAGTACAATAAGATCATCAAACTGATGATGCCAAATTGGATAGAATACAGTAGCACTAGCATTACGAATGCCGCCTTGACTACAACTACGTAGATCACCAAACCATTTCTTCAAGAATGGAATCATACCCGTATGTTGTATTTCGCCGCCACGTATAGGTGATCCTAAACTACGTAAGCGACCGATTTCTAAACCAATGCCAGCACGTTTACTAGCATACTTGGCCATCATTTCACCTGATGCAAATATACTGTCTAGGTCGTCGTCCGCTTTGATCAATACACATGAACTAAATTGTTTAGTTGGTGTGCCTAGGCCGGCGAGAACAGGCGTTGCTAGGGTAAACAAACTGTCACTAGCGCAGGTGTAGTATTCTTTGATAAAACGCATACGTGCGTTACCAGGTTCTTCTTTATGAAAGACGGTGGCTGCGGCGACTATGTAACGTATCTGCGGAGTTTCGTAAATTTGTTTAGTTGCACGATTGCGTACAAGGTATTTTTCAATTAGTTGCTCAATGGCCGCATATGAATATGTTTCATCTTTGGTGTGGTCGACAAAAGAATCCATCTTGTCCCATTCTTCTTCACTATACCAATCAAGTAGTTCTGATGTGTACAATCCGGTTGCTACATTCTTTTTAACAATTTCGTATAAACGAGGAACTTCATAATCACCGTAGACGTCTTTGCGTAACATGCTTAGGCGTTGTTTGCCTGCTACATATTGATAATTAGTATGCCCGATATCTGGATTGTGTTCAATGTCAATAAGATCGACAATAGCACGAAGTGTAATTTCATCAATTTCACGTGTGCTAATACCATCATAAAAATGCGGCTGTGCTTTGATCTCAATCATACTCTGACTTACATCTGCAATTCCAGCACAGACCTTTGTGATCTGGGCTTGCCATTTATCTACTGCTAGTGGGGCACGGCTACCGCTACGTTTTATTACTTGAATGATACTCAATTTGATAACCTCGTAATTTAGTACTGCTCTAAATTTGTATTGTTGATTGTTGTGTTGTATTTACTTATACTATACAGTGTACATAATATTTCAACTTTTTGCAAGTTTTATATTAGATAAATGTCTTTATATAATAGTTAAATGTAGCATCGACACCACTAGTTGTAGTATAGGTTAATATCGCTGCATTAACATCGCTTTGAAATCCTAATACAACTCCGGTGTCAGCTGTTTCAACATAATCATCTTCGTACAATGATGTGCCTAACAGCTCAGTGACTTTAAGTGTACCAACTCGTGAAGTTGAGCCACGAATAATAGTATAATCAATTGTGCGAGAAGAAAGTGATTCGAATGTTATAGTAGTATTAGCAGCAACTAGTGTATTGCCTGGAAATGTAAATGTATGCAATGCAACATTTGCTTCTAGACTATCAATATTAGATTGAATAGTACTAATATTTGCTGTCATGTTAGCAACATTACCTTGTAATGCTTCGATGAGGGCTAACTCACTATACATACTTTGAGTAGTAAGTATTTCAGTCATGCCAACTGCCGGTGCACCTTCAGCTAATGTACCATTACCAATAAACAAACGCTGTTCGTCGATTGACCAACCCATCTCAGCCGAGCTAAGTTGTGGTAAATTTTCTTGCAGTCCTCTGCGGATTTGTATTTTGGAGATTTGGGTTACAGCCATATTAATATCCTATCTATATTTTATATTTAGCTGAGATTATAATACTGCTCCACTCTTTTCAACCAACGTTCAGTCCACATATCCCATTCAGCGCCTTCAACTGTCCAAGTTTGGTATTGGAAGTCTTGACTGCACATTAGAATAACACCCTGTCGAATGTCTGTTCCGTGAGTTTCGTTATGTGCTAGTCCATAGGCACATAATTGAAGGAAATAGTCCTGAACCCACTCTGTTTTCTTAGGTTTATTAGTCTGTTTGTAGTCTAAAATAGCCGGTTTACCTTTGTGTACACCACAAGCGTCAGTTGTACCAGCATACAGTCCACTAACGTATAAAGGCACTTCAATACCCCATACTTCATCTACATGCACCAATCCTTCCTCTACAATCTTTTGTGCCATTTTATGGCTTTGTATACTGTAGGGATTAGTGCCGGGTTCGCCCATTTGACGATTGTTCTGCACATAGTCTTCTAACCACTTGTGCATACGTGTTCCACGATTAGCGGCTTCTGTAGTGATTTCCTGTGCTTTCTTTTCGCCAACTGACTTCCGCCAGTTTTCTAAGGCTAACTTAGCTTCAGGTGGTTTTGTCTTGTCTAAGATTGTTGTTACTGAAGGAACCTTACTACCATCTGGTAAACTGTAAAGTCTTTTTCCATTCTCGCTCTGGCGATTAATGGGTGTGTAATCATATTTTTGTATAAGCATACTATTAGTATATAAGGTTAATTGTCAAAGGTCAAAGAAAATTGTTGCCTAAATTCTTCAGATCGAATATATTCCGAATTGCGTTGTAATCTAGGTTTAATTTGTGCGTATATCTCATCAAGATCTAATGTCATTAAACGATCAACTTGTGCTATAACTGCTAATAATCGCAATCTATTATCTACTAGAGTATCATAACTATGATCAATAATATCATCAAATGTATCAATGCCGATATCTCGTAAAAATTGTACTGCGCCGGCGGCAGCAACTAATATGAATAATTGCCCAGCAACAATTGGTTTAAATGTTTTTTCACTGAGCATAGAGAATTTTCCATTTATAGTAGTTTCAGTGACTAGATTAATATATGTTTCTAAATATGCTGGATGATCGATAGTTATATCAATCTTAGTATGTTGATCCCTGTCTGTAAATTTAAATTTAGCTGGTAATTGTGCAAATTTATTATTTTCTTCGTCGGTTAATCGGAATTCATTGAAATTATTACACGAAATATTATCATCTCGATTGCCATAACTAAACACCATATCATTAAAATACGGTTTATGTGCAAGTTGTAAATACACCCATTTTCTATGCTGCCAAGGCATGCCGTTTAAGCAACTAAGTTTATATTTTTTAGGCTGTTGAGAAAAATTATAATTTTTAAAATTACCATCTATAGCATGCGGCGCACTTGCCCATACTGTCCAAAACGGAAAAAATTTTATATGTGTATTGGCAGGCGGATGATTACAATAGGTAAATTCTCCCGTTAATAGATAAAATGGTACAGTTAAATTTAATTGTAAAATATTTTGATATAATTGATTAGTATCTGCTACCCATCCCGACGAATCAACAATTATGCAACCAGAATGATTTTCTATAATTTCTCGATCAATTTGTGTAATCTGAAGAATACCAGTAGTAAAATCAAAAATGGGTGTTATCACTAATAGACTATTATCTGGTATATATCGAGTAAGGATGTACTCCACCCACACATCACTGAATTCAGTAATTGTATGGTCATCATTTAATCTGTAAATCATTCTGTAATATGATCACGTTTAATTTCTCTAACCGGGTCATCCAGTAATTCAGCTAGTGTATTTTTAATAGTAACTCTCGTATGTCCGATATCTCTGATATGTAATGCACGTCGACCAATTTCTTCTAAAGGTAAGTTGTCTATACGATTCTTTTTAAAATCATCTTCCAATGACCAAACGTATCTATGATGATCAATTAATTCAATTATAAGTCGGTGTTGTAAATCTAAGCCAATTTCTTGCATTTGTGCCATGTAGAATTCGAGTTCTTCTTGATTAGCACCTTGGGTATATTCATGTTTGACTACAGCAATAGTATATCTATCTACTATTTCGATTGTTGGAAATTTCATAATAATATTTAGTTAATGGCTAGCATATAAATATAATTTTACCGAAGAGCAAAAACAAGCAGTGATAGATAGGGTGACTACTATATAGTCTGTACTGTGATTTGCGAATCGATATGATTTTCGATCCATGCCACAGCATTAGGGAATTTGCTAATCTTATCATAAAACCAATCTTTAGAAGGTCTGTCAGTATCTTGCCATATAAGTGATTGACTGATAGGTACTACTAAATCACTGGATATATTTAAATAATGAACAATTATTTTATCTATAGACATCACATCTTCGAATCGAATCCATTTTACTTCTTCTGTTGTTCTACCGCAGCCGCGACACACTTCGTCAATTAATTGACAAACACCAATACATGGACTTCGACTTCTTTCACTATTGTTTTTTCCTATAATCTTCTATTGCTGATTTAATAGCATCTTCTGCCAGTACACTACAGTGAATCTTTACTGGAGGTAATGCAAGTTCTTCTGCTATTGCTGAATTTTTAATTGCAGATGCTTCATCTAGAGTCATACCTTTAAGCAGTTCTGTTACTAGACTAGAACTAGCAATTGCACTGCCACAACCATAGGTTTTAAACTTTGCATCTATTATTATACCATCTTCTACTTGTATTTGCAACTTCATTACATCACCGCAGGCCGGAGCTCCTACCATGCCGGTGCCAACGTCTGATGCAGCGGCGTCGAGTTTACCAACATTTCTAGGATTTTCGTAGTGATCTAACACAGCAGTTGAATATGCCATAATACTCTCCTATAATAGTATACTAATATACTATACTATTTATAGTGGTAGGTCAATGTGTTTTAGTTATTGTGCTACAGGTGCACCACGTGTTTTAGCGGCACGTTTAGCCATGCTAGTAACATCATCTACTGGTGCTTGGAATGTATTTTGTTCTGCACTATTAGTGTTAGTTGTTGTAGGTTCTTCTTCACTACCTTGTAGCGGAGCAAGAACAACTTGATCTTGATTGAAACTTTTGATTAGATTTTTTACTGCTGGATTGTTTTCATTTGCATCAACTAGTGCATCGTAGCTGAATGTACGATCTGTGTTCAACACTAGATTAATAAGACTTTGTGTGCTGATTGTTGCCGATGCTGATTTGTCTTGCGAACGGTGACGTAATAACTCCAGAGCAGTAACTAGGTTAGACTCTGGAGTGTTTGTTGGGCCGTGAGCAAATTCACGTAAACGCATTAGCGCAATTCTCTACCTAATGTTTCAGTTCCACCAACAGCGGCATCAGTAGCTGCAAAACCATCAGCTGGTTCTTCAGCATCAAAATCGCTTTCTGGTGGTGGAGGTAATTCAGCACCTAGTTCATCACCTGGCAAAGCCATTGGTTGATCAACTGCTTCACCGCTTAATACACGTACACCAGTGTCAACACCTTCACGTGCAGATTGTAAGTTTTGCATTAGTTGATCTAATGTAGCACCAACTGCATTTTTAAATGCATCAGCTTGTTCACTACCAATTTGGTCACGGATGCTGTCAAGTAATTGTGGAAGTTGTTCATTTTGCATTTTACCAACTTTCTCAATGGTGTCCTGAACACTATCAACCATATCTTTGGCAGCTAACAATACTTCTGCATTGCCAACTTCGCCTTCATTTAGTTGTTGATGTTGTTCAGTAAGCCAAGTATTTAGGCCTTCTTGTACAGTTAACAATTCCATATAACGTGGATTTGTTTCCGCAGTGTGAAAATCCGCACTATGACGGATTTTGTTTAGATTCAACGATATTGTTTCACCTAAGCGTTGAGCTTTGGTAATAGACAATTTATCATAATCAATAGCAAAGCCAAAACGGCTTTCTAATACTTTATTAATTTTTTTTGCAGATGTCTGTGACATTTCTGATAGTTTCATGGTTAATTCTTCCTAATGCAATTATTTAATATTATTTATCAAAACAATAGACTTCTTCAATTGTTTCTTTGATTCTTCAATACGTAACATAGTTTCAGTGTATTTATTAGAATATAATGCAATATTCCAGTCATCGTTCTTTTGTTGTGCCTGTTTATAACGATACCTGTATAAGATTGCGTCGAATTCAAGTACACCAATTAAATTATCATTAACTCTTACTTCTTGTGCCAATTCATATTTGTGCTTGTGTAAGGCAATGCAATAAAATATAGCGTCTTTTCTGTTAAAAAAGTCAAATACCTGCTCATTATCTTTAGTTATTCGCCAATTTTTATCCGTAATCTTTACTATTTTATACTTGCCAACAATTAATGTATCTGCACCTAATTGATAGCAGAATGGTAGCGGACCTTTACTATGTTTAGCCAGCTCTGCTTCTGTAAACCTACGTATCTTTTCAACGTCGATCTCAGTCAATACGTTTTTTGTAGTAGATTTTTCCGGCTTCATTTGTTCTTAACAGTACATCTTTGACTGTGAGTTGATTTGCGATCATTTGTTCGCGTTCGTCTAATTGACTTTTAGCAATACTAGCGTCGCCCGTGAACTGTTCTAGTAGTTCGTGTTCTTCGTTTGTGATTGTTAGTAATAGTTTGTTTGTAAGTTCAACAATTTTCATGATGTTATCCTATAAAGTATTTATTACAGGATGGCATTGCAGAGTTTTATTTAAAGATTGAGCGAGCAATAAAACCAATAAGTCCAGCTAATACAACGCCCATCATAGTTGTGAAGATGCTGATGGTTTGTTTGTCGCCACCTGATATTTTATCAGTTAGACTGTTTTTGATGTCAATCAGATGCAGCTCAAGTTTATCCATGCGCTGTTCCAAGTTGTTTAATTTAGTTTCCAAGCTACCGTACCTTACGGCGCATAGTTCGACATGTGCTTCTAAATTTTGCTTCTCGATTTCTGTAGGTTTACTTGCCATTATCGCTCTCTTTTATATAGTAGCGATGCGTATTCGTTGAGCCTAGTTTATGCCTTAATATGTGCCATGATTATTGTTGTTGCATCAACTAATATTTAGTTATACTATGTAGTTTTTAACTGCGTGTTTTAAAATAGATATTTTTATCTACACCGCTGGCGTAGAATAACGGTAGTGGTGGTTTGGCTGTTTCGTCTAATCCAAGTATAATAGGTGCAATTTTAAAATCGTCTTTGAGTATACCATACCTATCATGGTTAAATGCATAGACATCTTCTCGTTCAACCGCAAAGTCAAATGACCAAATTTTATGCAGACCCGTATAGTTAATACCAAATGAATAGTTAGCCACATCATCAGTGACCACAGATAGATAATTAAATTCCATTAACTGTGCTCGCAAACTTAACAACTGGTTTATTGTTTCCCAATTACGTTGTTGATTGCGTTGCTTCTGCTGTTCTGCTGACTGTGTTAGTACATTAGTTTCGGTTATATCTATTAGGGTATATGCGTAATATCGATACAATGTTTCCATAGTAATATTTATAGTCGTAAAAAAAGGCAGTGTAAAAACTGCCTTTTTAAATTACACATTATATTAGAATGTGTATGATGCTACTGTAGTAGTTGCTACTGCCGCTGCTAACAATGTTTCTAACTCGCCTGCTGTTTTGTTTGCACCCGAAATAGCTACACGGAAAGCGTCACCGCCTGGTGTACCTAACAGTTCAATTGAACCCACTGTTTCGATTGCACGTACCAATTTTTCAAAATCACTGTCGATTGCTGAATAATTTGTATGTACACCTGTTAATCCCACAGTGTAAAATGTTAACGGACGACCTGTTACTAATGTTTGGTCCACTGAACCAATTGGGTATGCGCCGCCTTTTGCTCTTGTTAATAATGTTGCCATGTTATTTCTCCTAATTTTTCACGCTAGTTGCGTATAATAGTATTTAGCATAATTTACAAATTGAAGTCACAAAAAAGCACTCCGAAGAGTGCTATTTGTTGTTTAATTATTAATTAAACTGCAACTGCTGCTGCTGTTAAGATAGCAAGTTTAGTTGCTGTAACTGTTGCATTTGAAATATCAACGCCGCCAGTTGAACCGATATCACGGATAGTTGCTTGTAATGTTTGACCATTTGTAGGTGTGTATAAATCACCTTCGATAGCAAACGTTTGTTGTGTGTTAGTATCAGCTAAAGGTCCGATAGCAATAATTGTGTGCAATGTTTGGATTGCATTTAATACCAATTGTTGTGTTTCGCCTGGACCATCTGAACCGTCAACTGCATTGATGTAGTCAACTGTGAAAAAGCTAATATTACGACCTACTTGTTCAACGTTTAACGTTGTTGCTGCTGGATTTACTGCTGCTGGTGTAGCCATGTTATTTCTCCTAAATTTATTTTACGCTTTCGCGCATACTTTTATTTATCATCTGCATAAAAATTCTATGCAATAATGTTTGTTTTTAGGCACGGCGTAATGCGTTAGTTCTGCTGAATTCGAGTCTATCAACTAACTTAATTGCGCCACCGTCGTGTCCTATTGCAACAAACCCCTCTGGAGCAGTTACTTTATAACCGTCGTTAGTCTTTTGAAATGTGCCAATGCTGTCCACCTGTTGTAGTTTACGCATTAGTGCATGTTTAAGTTCGATAACTCGTTTGTACGTAGCAAGTATAATTAATAGGTTGTTAGCGTTATCTGCTACCCATTGTTCTTTTTCTTTAATCTTCACTAGGCGAGCCTGCGCCGCACGACCGGCAATACCACCCGACAAATTCTCAATGTCTTTCATCAATTCGCTGTTATAATAGTCAACAAACTTTTGTAAGAACTGCATTGGTTCGCCTACTTGTGAGCCTTGTCTAACCATTTGATTGATAAATGGCTTTATACTACGTGCAAAGTCTTTATTATTTAGGATAATATCAAAGCGGGCTTGTCCAATCTTTTCTATTGTCGCCTGTGTAGCAGCAATTTGTTTTTGTATACTGGTATTTTCACTCGGTGTTAAACTAGCAACTCCGGTGTAATCTTTATACGTTGCATCATCGAACCACACTGCGGAGGTTTGATTTAATCCAGTTACATTAACTCCGTAATTTGCAGTCATTGATTCTAATGAATCGCCTTCGTAGCTAGTGTGGAATATAATGCCAAGTTTGGCTTTTGCAATACGTTGCCCCAATTGACTATTAACTGGTACTGCATAGGTAATTGTATTTGGAGTAAACACATAACAATCTTCATTGTTGATAGCTACTATGCTTACATCGCCTTCTGTAAACATCAGATCGCCTTGTACCACACCGCCAATACCTAACTTACTTAGATATTTTAATGATGCTAGTAGTTTAGCCGCAAGCTCTGGTTGTGCGCTGTACCAGTTGTCAATGTCTGCAGCTTTTTTACAACGTTTTGGTTCACCTTTGGCAAACACCGATTTAGTACCAACAAAGAATTTACTATCGCTAGGATCAATACCGCAGATGATTGCCGGACTGCCGTCCCATTTAACTGTTAGTTGTGTTGTGGTACCTGTGCCTTCTGCTAACATCACACGTAGACTTTCTACATAATCCAATGCCGCATGCGCACCTGCATAGCCACTGTTAAAGATTAAATCTTCCAAGTGGTCAAGATGCGGATTTACTGCTTTTGCTCCTGCGGCTTCAGCAAGTAACCATTGCGGTGTTTGTTTTTTAATTTCAAATAACTTCATTTCGCTAATACCCACCCGTTAGCTATCCAATCTTGAGCATATTTCTGATGTACTAAGCGATACGGAGATTCTTTGCCGGGTTGAATTGATGGTGGAATTTTAAGCTTCACCCATCCAGATGGCGCCGGTGTATTTGCATCTGTAGTATGTACTTCTTCATCCCAGTCAAATTTTCCTGCTGCAGGTTGATTAGGGTTAGTTGCCGGTGCAGTTTTAGGTTTAGTTGCCTGTGCAGTTTTAAGTTTATCAATAATTGCTTTATCACCGGGCTTAGTAGGATCTAATTGTTGTCCGCCTATACTGTATGGCTCATCGGTTGTGGGTGTTGTTTGGGGCGCAGTAGTCGGCGTGTTACTTGCTGTTACTGTTACTCCTTGTTGCTTTAATTCTTGTGCAACATTGTTAATTGCTTCTCTACGTCTTGTCGGATCTGCATATTCGCCTTGTTTTGGAATACGTTTTCCTATATCAGTCATTGATATAGATCCTTGGCGATCCGCTTGTTGTTTTATTACAGCGATAAATCTTGCTCGTTTTGCCTCAGCAGCGGCTGTTTTTGCATCTAACTTTCTCTGAGCATCAAGGTTTCCAATTTTCTTTGTTTGTCGAACACCAGGAGCAAAGGCATTTGCATTTGCGTATGCGTCTACAGCATCGGCACCTTGTGCCATACCTGCTCCTCTAAGGAATGATCCTAGCGCACTATTACTGCGGCTAGAAGGTGTAGTTCCTTTTAATTTCACTGACCTTGCTTCAGCTAATATTTCGTTAATTTTCATCGTCTTTCATTTTCCTGATGCCGCGGCTAAATTTTGCTGGGTCTTGTCCTTTAATTGCATTAAGTAGACGTCGCTCTAATTCGCCAGCTTGCTCGGCATCATAGTTTTCACGGATGTGATTGATGAGGTTAATAGCACTATTAATAATGTTATTAGCTCTGCTTTCAATCAGATTTGTTTTATCCTTGTGTCTGAGCAGTTGATCAAGTTCAAACAGTATATTTTTTGTATTCTTCTGCAAGATCGATCCTTAATGTATCGTTATTAGTGTATTTATTAAAGATATTTGAAAGATGTTTGATTGATTATTTCATATTCGGCTTCGTTAAATCTATCAACGGCCCACGTATTGCTATCACTATACAGCCACGGATTGTTTTGTTGCCAGACAGCAAAATGTTCTTTATTTAGGTTATGTTTGGAAATAAATTCGCCTGATACTATATCGGCAAATTCAACATTAGTGCATTGTGGGTGTGATTCAAATGTTTCAAATACATTTTTTGCTAGGCAACGAACTTTGTCAATTTGGTCTAGGTTAGATGTTTCTTGCCAATCTGATTCGGCTAGCTTAAACCATCCGTTATAATATCGCAACCATCTATATAGTTTACTTTCACGAGATTCAGTGGTAATGGCAATAACAGTTTCAAATGGCGCTAAGGAAATTGCACTAGGATGATAATGAGTTCCTATCCATCGATTCTGATTAGTGCGAGATAATAGCTGAGTCAGCCTACGATTCCAGGAAGGTTCATCTACAGTACGTGAAATTGTCGGGCTATCAGTTATCTTTAATAAAGAATGTTCTGCACCAGTACATTTATAACCATCCATACTGGGAGTTTTATTATTTAATAAATCACACAGGATGCCGCCACCAGTGTTATTTGAAAAACAAACTAGATTCATTCGCCGCTATTCTTTAGGCCAGCCAACATACTCTTAAGTTTGCTACTGTCAACTGTGGCATTAATCTTTGGTGCATTCATAATTTCACCAGTTTCTTTATTAACGGTTGATGTAGATTTAATATTGTTTAATACATTGTTAATATTACGACTAGCACCATTACCATCGCCTGCGGATTCTTCGCCCTCGTCTGTGATGCGCATAGTTTCAATATTATAAGTTAAATCTACTTTGTGCCCTACACCAGTTGAACTACGCGACTTCATACATTGTAATTGATATCTGCCACGTTCTTTCATAGCACGACTTGTAAAGATACCAAACACGTTATCTGCTGTATTGATCTTAGATATACCACCAGCAATATGGCTATGGTCAAATTCAATTTCTTCTACAGCACTACGATTCAACTGCGAAGCTGTTACCAACAATACATTAAGTTCTTTAGCCAAGTTACGCAGTTCTTCTGCTACATATTTGTCTTTGATAAACTGGTCATTTGGATTAACTTTAATAGATACTGGCATTACCAAATCTAAATAGTCTACCATAACAAAGTCAACTTTAATACCAGTTTGTATCTGCACTTCTTTTAAATAACTGCGTATGTCGTTTACATTACTCTGTGCTGGGAATCCTTTAACACGATATTGTCCAGATTTCTTACCAACCATCTTAACTTTAAGTTCAGTTGTTTCGATATCCTTACGGATATCTTTTGTACTCATACCAGTAAGCATAGCATCTGTACGCAGACTACATAGTTCTTCGCTCAACTCTAATGTTACATACACACCACTTAGCCCAGCTTGTAACCAACTAAGTGCAATGTTCATCATAACTAACGATTTACCTGAACCAGACCCGCCTGCAAAGATGTTAAGTTCTCCACGACTAAAGCCACCATAAAGTATCTTATCCATTTGTGGCCAACCAGTACTTACCTGTCCACCACTGTTAAAATATCGGTCGATACGAGCTCTAGGATCTTCAAAGTATTGTATACCCATGTCTTTAGTTAAACTTATCTGTACTGCATCTTTGATAAGTTTTTCAACAGGATCATACTCGCCCTTTTCCAACATGTCTGCTGCCGCTAGAATAGCACGTTCAAGTTCATTACGTTTAGTAAATCCCTCAAACTCTGTCATAAACCAACTATAGTGATCTTCTGTTAGGTCGGGTACATTTTTAAGTGTAACTGTAGTCACTGCCTGCACTTGGTCAATAGTGGGCAATGTTCTATATTCGTCACTGTGCTGTTTAATAAATTTAGCAGCTTCACGTAAACTTCTATCAAAGTTTTCGGGATTATAAATGTTCTGCACCCGCACATAACTCTGCGGATCTTGTAACATCATTTCTAAAAATAACCTTTGTAGGTCTGCTGAATATTCTTTGCTCATAGTTTTGGACAGTTAAAAGTGCAATAATTAAGTTTAGCATCTTCTACAGAATTGTAAAAGTCTTTTGATTGATTTGATGCTAATATTTCGCTAATGGTAGTAGTACTTATATTGTATTTCGATCGATTCTTATAAAATTCACTCTTGTAGTAGAATCTATGATCTCCTACAAAACAACAGGGCATGTAATAGCCGTCGGCCGATATGTAATGTTGATTGTTTAAATTTTTACATTTAGCATCAACATCACTAACTCGATCCTGTGCTGGTGTATTCTTCCATGTGACTATTGCTGTGGTTCTATCCCCGGCATAGTTAGTTGATTGTAAGTTATCGTTTTCGTCCCATCGATCGCTAGGTAATATTAAAAATTCATCGACTCCCATAGTTTGAGATAATTGCCGAGCAGACTCGATAGTATCTTCATTGAATGAAAATGGTATGTATTGCCATACAGTCTTAATGTCAGTTTTTGTTAATACTTCTATGCCAAGTTTAATAGAAGGCCAATCTGCATTAATTCTATATTGGGTAAAGTTATCAGGTATGCCGTCAATTCCGAATACCACTGTATCTTTATAGTCTATTAGATCAGCTAGCTGTCGCCACCAATCCCAGGATTTATAACTGCCATTGGTAGATATCGTAACATTTGCACCTGCACCTTTAAAATATGCAATCATCTCAAACAACTGTGGATAATATATAGGGTCTCCATAATTACCACAAAGAGCTATGTCTTTATTTGTAAGGTCGATATCTAAGAATTGTTTTAAATGTGTTAGATTTAAATTTTTATTGGTCCACTGCGAAGGGAATCGCTCAATAAAGTTTGTACGTGCGCATCGTGGACACTTTAATGTACACATGTTTGTTGGCTCGATATGAAATCCTGCGATCTGATTAAGCATATCTTCTCTTACGCAATAATTCAATTTTCAACTTACTTGATTCTTTACTATCAATAATACTTTTAAGCACAAACAGTTTACCGTACTTAACTACTGCGTCACTGATATCTTTACAGTCAGCGTCTTCTTGCCAAACTGGAAAGCTAACACTCCAACCATACTTAACAGCCGCATCAACAAGTTTAACACCACTCTTATCTGCGTCGGCGACTACTATAACTTCACGTCCCAGTGCGTCAATAATGTCTGCTTGTTGTTCTGCAACTTCATTACCCAGTACTGCTACACCATCTACGGCCATAGCATCAAACGGTCCTTCACAGACAATAACAAACTTACTGTCGCGTTTTTGATTATTGGTATTAAACACAAAGTTAGGCTCATAGTGACTGTAGTACTTGGGTTTGACTCCATCAGTAAATGCACGACTAGTATAACCAATGGTGTTACCTTCCCAAATCATAGGAATGATCACACGCTGATGTAGGCTGTGTTCTGTACTGTCAGTCCAATAAAAGTCATACTTGGTATGATCAATCTTACGAGCCTTGATGTAGTCAACTGCTGAATTTAGCAGTGTAGGAACATTATTAAAGTCATCTAATATGTGATGTGTAAGTAGCTGTTGAAAACTAAGCGCATCTTTGGGTAGTTCACGAACCTTAAACTCAATCTTTTCTTCTGGTTCGTCTTTAACCTGCTCTGGTGCTACTAGGTCTTTGATACGAATAGCTTCAATTACCAATCGTTTAACATCGCTATCACCTGCGCCCATCCAGGATAATAGTTTGCGAAACTTAAATGTTAAGTGCCTGCCTGGTTGATACGATGCTTTGAAGTTACAGTTAAAACAGTGATACGACACACTACCATCTGCATTAGCTGTTAAGCCACCGCGACCTCTAGTATCTGCCGAGTCACCGTTGTGTATACAGCAAGGTGCATTAAAGCTAATCCAACCGCTAGGAGTTGTTTTACGCTTTGCAGGTAAAATACTTTTAATGAAATCAGAGATGATGTTCAGCATATACTATATTATATGCTAGTTGTTACTGCGAGTCAAGTATTTTGATTAATAAACGTTTGAGATAACTTGCATTTGTCCAACCGCACCCCAATTGTCATCAGTGTATGCAGGTAGTGTTAAGTTACCCACAGCCGTACCGCTATAGCTTACAGTATAATTATAGTATTCTTGTGTTAGGTTTGCGATGTTTGCTTGGGCCAACGTAACCGTACCAACCGCAGTAGTTACATTTGAAATATTAGCAGTAGTTGACCATACTGTTGCATTGCCATCAGTCAGCGCAAACGTAAAAGATCTACTTACAACATTAGCAGGCTTTTGGTCATTATTTCTAAATTGAATTGTGATAATATTGTCGATATTCTTATAAACTTTCACTGGTCTGCTATACACGATTCTATTCCTTGTTTTAATTGTGGGATCTGTGTCCAGAACTTGAACCTCTATAATATTTTCATATAAATAACTTGTGATGAGTGGCACTGTGTTTTATCCCTTATCACATATTTATACGGATTCTAATGGAAGACAGTCACAAGGTTTTACTTGATCAATATCCCTTCCTATCGTTCATAACGTATGGGGGAAATGATTATATTGGCATTGTTCAAAATGCAGATGAATTCATCACCACTATATATGACTTTGCTGCATTGCGTACATTAGAGCAAAAAACAGTGTTTTTAGCTATGGCAGATCAGTGGTGGTGGGAAAGTAACAGGCTTATACCCATTAACGTGTTTTTAAAGCAGGATTGGACAGAGTTTAGAGTTTGTTTAAAAACATTCAACAGCAAAGATGTTGTAATACAACACGGGCCGTATGTAAGTCTTAGAGAAATTGCGTCGAAAAGAAGTAAACGCAGAAGTATTACGTTAGTAAGACGTATCCAGTAAGTTCATATTAACAACAACTAATTGCGCATAGCTGATAGCATGCGCTTTCTTAAAGTAATAAGTATCATCCGTAGGTTTATCCCACACAGTCATCGCTACTTCTTTCCAGGTCTTGCCAGCTAGATTACGTTTAGCTGGACGAATAATAGCTAGGAACATAGCCAGTCTAGGAATAGTATCTACAGGTTCAGGCATCTGTAATAACAAATCATAGTGCCCATTAACATGCATTAGTTTTGCACAAACTTCTGGGTCATATAACTTTGTCCAGTCCGGTTCCTGCATAAGCTCAACTAAATGTTCTTCGTCCTTAACCTGCTTATACAAATTGACATTTAAAAAGTCTAGTTTAACATAGCCTCTATCTTCAGCTAGGTCATAATCTAAACTTGCTTGCCCAGTAAATGGATCCATAGGAACATCAGTAGCATACACACCTGTGTTGTGACGCACTAGTTTACCATCACGTAATATACTAGCAGGAGTAACGTCAAGTAAACTAATTATCTGCTCTCTTGAAGCAAAATCGATGTCAATATCCGAAGCAAATTTAATTGTCATAGTCCAGCGGCCGTTAATATTTGTCTAGTCCATTCAGTATCAGCTAGGTAATCTTTAAACTTACGTTGCCAATACTCTGGATCAATCATTGAGATTATTTGTGCAATTTGCTCTTCGCCCAATGTATCCAAGAATGCAATGCCCGAATCGCAGTTAAACACAATCCAAGGACTAATACGCCCATTTGCAATATGATGACAAACACGGTTTGCGTTAGCCAGTCTAAAATAGTCTGTAAACCCGTTTGGAAATAATTCCGTATTTTCATCCACATAATTCTGCATCTCCGTTAGTGCTCGTTCAAGTGCATCTTGTACTGCTTCTTTGCGCATGTATTGATGCAAGTATTCTAAGTATATTACTTCATGTGTCCAGTTGTCAATCTTCTTGTTCTGTTTAATTACATATTCAATAAATGCTTTTGGGTTTACTGCACGTATACCAATAATATGTCTGCCGAACTTAACAAACGCTGTGTAGTATGGACTTGTAACAAAGTCAGCATAGCTCTTTAGTTTAGCCGAACCTTGCGTTAGCTCAAAGAAACGTAGATATGCTTGTAAGCCGAACTGCACCCCAACTTCTTTTTCTTGTTGCCAACGACGCTTGGGTTCACACAGATGCGCAGCCAGAGTACTTTCTTTACGAAATTCCTTTGAACAATATTTACAGGTATATGTTGGTGTAGCTTCTATGTTAGTTTTACCTTCATTCCAAGCTGATACTATGTCGTTGATCATTCCAACTCTTTCTTAATGGTCTTATCATCCATGCCTAACTTCTGTCCGAGTAATTTAAGACTTTTAGTATCGTTAATTGCTACAAGTACATCAAGTTCATCTTGACGTAAATTAGGATACAATTTAGCAAGAAACTTCGATGCTTTACTATTGCCTTCTTTCTTCTTTGTACCTAACCAGTAATGACTTTGTGCGCCCATGCCTGGACTGACAGTTGTACATGATAACCATTGTAGTTTTGGATGTTCC